CATGTCTGTGGTGGTGATTGATCCTGCTGGCAAACGTGTGAATGATGCAGGGTAACCATCAGCGGTTCGACTGGTGATGTACCAAAACGCCCGTCCATAAAACATCAAATCGTCCAGTGTCCAACTAAACAAAAATTGCGCCGAAACATTTGGATCAGGGCGGCGGATCCATGAACGTGGTGCGATGTACACCTTTTCCATTTCATCGCCGTTCCACATTTCGTTATACATTTTCAACGGCATTGAACCAATGACTGATGCCATTAGATCGCGGGCGCGGTTGATTGTTGGAACGCTGATTGCGCGGTTTCGCGCTTCACCTTCCTGATAGGTGTAGTACTGGCCGATCATGTTCACGCCAGCATTTGATGAGGAATAACCTGGGGAAAATGCGCCTGCCACCGCTGGTTCGCCAACGTGTGTTGAAATTGCGGCCTGTTTGTTACGGCTCAAAATACCCATGCGTCAAGCATTACACACATTGGGTTGTTGATGGTGACACCAGGCTATGCGAAACCCGACAGAAGGCGAAGGCCAGCCTGGTGCCGTTTTCATATTAGCCATTTGAAACAACCATCATGGGTTTGCCACCAGTTTTTGGTTTGCTAGTCAACGCCGCTGCAAAGACCGCTAGGCGCGCTAATTCGATAGGGCCACTAGAACGCTGTGAGGAAAGCGCTATTGATCCCTGTGACCTGACGGCAACGGCGCGCTGGATATGTTCAGCAAGCATGGTTTCACCTGTATGAACCAACAGTTTTTGGCGGATCATTTGGCGAACGGGATCTGTCCATTTCAAAATTTCGCCATAGCCCACAACTATTCTTTTGCGTTCTAAATGCAACGGCCAATGCAAATCAATGGACGGGGTGATAGCAAATTTGATGGCAGGGTTTTGGTTCAATCGTTCAACGTGTTCCATGACCTGGGCGTAGGTGTCCACCATAAATTCAACGGTGATAGCGGTTCGTCCATCTGGTAGGCCTACGGCGCGCAAACCAAAATACCGTGTTTCGTCCACGCTGTTTTCAATTGCCACGGTGCCACCGTCAGGAATTTCACCATCAAATTTGAGCGAAGGCCACAGCCCTGGGGTTAGCCAACCCTGATCTGATGCCACCCACAAGTTGCATGAGGCGCGAAGGAATTGGGTGCGGTCAGGGTTTTCACTTTCCGCTGTAATCGTTTCCATCGTCAACGTGTGCCCTAGCGCGGGGTTTCCCCATGCCCATGCAGCAGGATCCATTGGGTTCATGTCTGGTGGCGGTGACCATTCCGCAAAATACAGGTTTCCTGTTTTCTTTTGGTCAATCATTCGAAGGCCTTGCTCACGCCATTTCAACATGGCCCGTGAATTTTCTGTGCCAGCGGTTGACCACATGGAAAGCAACGGCGATTTTTGGGCGCGCATTGCCGGCAATAATCCACCGTCAATTGCTTCACCTATGTCCCAGATTTCATCTGCCACGATCAAATTTGGGGACGTGCCGTGACCAACGGACGGGCCTGCGGCGCGAACAAACCAGCGGGATCCATCGGGCATTGTGACGCTATTGCGCCCGTAAGAGTGTGAAACCTTTGCACCAAATTTGGCTTCAAGGATTGGCGCTAGTTCATCAAACAACATGACCGCCAAATCCAACCTGTGCGCCGTGGATAGCACCAGTTGTTTCTTGCCTCTGATGATTGGCATTTTTGTGAGCCACCACCCCACAAGGGTCATGAGGGCATGGGTCTTTCCATTTTGGCGCGCCGTTGAACACAACGAAATGCGGTTATGCAAATTGAAATCATCGTCATGAACCAACTGGCCAGTCAATGCGCGCATCTGCCAGGGCATCAATTCCATTCCAAGTATGTCCCTAGACCAGCCCCCCAGATCAGGCCCAAACGATGCCAGCCCATCAGGCACCACAGTTTCCAAGCGCGGCTGGTCACCGCTGGTTGGCGCTGATCCTGGCTGGTTCGGGCTTTCTGATATAGAACTGAGTTGGGTCGGGGTCATATGTTTGTTTCCATAAAAAACGGTTTCTGGTTTTGTTATTGCAAAGCCTTTGTCTTTCAATGCTTCATTGCGGTGGTGGTTTTGTATTGCGTCACGTTTTCGTTTGTAGGCCTGACCCCTTCGACTGTTGCATGGTAGGCAGGCTGGCACCATTTCGTCATGTGATCCACCGCGGTCTAATTCCACTAGATGATCAGCGGTTGTTGCTTCGTTTCCACACCAATGGCAGGTGGGGTTGTCTGCTAGTAGCGCTGCACGTTTGCGTTTGTATTCCGCTGTGTCGTATGGGGTGCTAGGTCTTGTCATGTTTTCTCACGCGCCTTCGGCTTGTGCTAGCGCGCGCTTCGCGCTTGCTGTCATTTCTTATAGTAGGGCATGTGGACGGGCGTGTGTTTGTTGTGTTTGTTTTGTGTATGTCATTTTGTTTGTTTGCGCCAGGGCATAGTTGTGATTGCCCCACCCACCAGTTTGCCCAACCTGGTACCCATGTTCATTCAATGACGATTGTTTACGCCTTGCCTGATCGCTTTGCCTAAACCATTTCGTGTTGCATGTTTCAAGGCGCGATCATCTACCCAGGTTTCCCTGTTTACGCCCCACCCCATGCAAACGGGGAACAGCCTGTGATGCTTGCCTATTGTTGCTTTGAAATTAGGAAATCTACTAGATCGGTGTAAGGGACAAACAAATCCGCGGCCGCGGTGTACACCGTGATGTCTATTTTGCGTTTGGTGTCGAATGTTCCCTCAACGTCCCATTTGCTGAATGTCGCGCGCGGTGACAAACACCAGATGTTGGCGGTTTTCTTGCACACCATCACATATGCCAACGGTTTCACCGCTTTCATGTCATACCCATATTTGGTGTCAATGAATAGTGGGTCATAGATCAATTGGCCTTGCTCATCACAGATGTGGGTGCGCGCTTTGACCTCTAACGGTTTATCTGTCCACGGCAGGCAAATATCCTTTTCGTGACGTGTGATCCATTCCTGTGTTCGGTCTTTTGGTGGCTCTGGTGTCCAGCATTGCACCCCGCGCAATTTCAGGCGATCTGCAACGATGCTGGCCCAATATGCGCCCTCACTAAACGCGGCAGGATAGTCAAATGCCATAGTCATTGATGTGGGTTGCTCAACATGTACAGCACATATTCCATATCTGATGGTTTCCACACCGCTGAATACACCCCAGCCTGTTCAAAGGCCAACAGCCAGCGTTTCTGCAATGGGCTTGTTTTTCCTTTTTCGCTTTTCAATTCGATAGCCAAAATCTTTCCGCCCGTAGGGTGAATGAGTAGCAAATCAGGGAAACCAGCATCACCTTGAATGTGTGTGGCCCATGCGCCGCGCCTGTTCATTGCTGGTAGGTCATGGTGAATGAGCCAGCCATAACGTTTGGCCACGCCAATCACCAGGTCTTTGAATTCTGTTTCATTCATCAGCGGGCACAATTCTTTTGTTGTCTGCTAACCATTCCCATGCTTTAGCCAGTTTTTGCCATGTTTCACGGCTGGCCTCTAGGTCTTTGTAGCGTTTTTCTAGCAATGCTTTTTCAGCGCGCAATGTGTCAATCACACCGCGCAAGTATTCAACTATTTCAACAGGTGTTGCACCGTTTTGTTTTTCATCGAATGTCATTTGATTTCCTTTCCAAAAACACACCCAGGGCGTAAGCACTAAGAAAACCTGAAAGCCATGCGCCAACCAATGCGATCATTTCAACGCCTCAATGACCGCGCTGGCCTCATGTGATTTCAACAATTCCAACACAGCATCATCACGGTTCACGGTGCGCTGTATAAATTCCAACAAATTCAAATCGTCCATGTTTGCGTCCTTCGCCAGTTTTTTGATGTAGCCCGTTTGCTTAGGTGTAGCAAATGCGCCAAAGGGTGTGTGTACTTGCGCGCTAGGTGCTACCTGACCGCCCTGGCGTTCTACCTTTTGCATTTCCTCACGGGAAGGCCGTTTGCCTTGTGTAGCAAATCCCATGTTGGCTAGGCATCTGCCCAAACTGCTGGTTTCACAGTTTTCAACGAATGATGTGGCGTTTACGCCGCGATCTGTGTGTATTTCATGGGCGTACCCCGTAGCGGTTGGGTGTGCATCGTCACGGTGTTTCCAGATGACGCTGCGAACAATGCAGGTGTCCCCGTCATAGTTCATCAACGTGGTTTCAACGCGACCGTCTGGGTATGTTTCCCAAAATCGGTTCAACCGTGTTTCTACGGTTTCATAGTTGGATAAGTCAAATGCCATTGGTGTTTCCTTCTGTCTGTTTTCTAGTTGTTCTCTGCGTTTCGCATCGCTTTGAATGTTGTTTGATGTGTGGGAATTGTATTTGGATCGCTCACCAGATGTGTAATAGCGGGCCATTGGTTTACAGTTCGCCGCCTAGTTCCTCTATGCAACGCAAACATGTTTCTGCATAGATTTCGTTCCCAGATAAATCAAAGTCTGTTTTCATAACCTTCAACGTGCGGATCAGGTGATCATCACGGAATGGTTTGGGTGTGTGTGCTGGCCTGCAAATATCATCAATAAGTTTCATCATTGCATGTGTTTGTGGCGTCACTTGTAAATCAATTTTGTCTGTAATCATTTTTCGTGTTTCCTCTGTCATGGAATTTTCGGATAATGGGTATTCAATCATTTGGCTCTTCGCCAGGGTGACCACCCTGACCGTGTCCAGATAATCAAACCTGCTTTTAGATTAGTTTCAGCGTGTAACAGGTTTTGACATGATGTAATCAGGCCTGCTTTTTGTAGGTAACTATTTAGGCCTTTGCACCAAAACGTGTTGATCTGCAACAGGCCATAGGACTGTCCTACCGTGTCTTTTTTGTTATGTGCGTTTGGTGTGCATCGACTTTCGCGCTGCATAATCATTTCAAGTTTCGGGCGCTGTTCAACAGGCCAACCCAGGTTGACTGCTAGCGCGCTGAATTGCTGGCAATTTGTGGCTGATGGGTTTATGTAGAAAACCGTGGTGGCTGTGGACGTGGTGGTGGTTGGTTCTATGAGGTAAGGCGCTAGCGCAATGGTGGTGGTAGGTGGCTCTGATTGGCTGTTTAGAGGCCCTAGGGCAAGCGCTAAACCTGCTACTGCTGAAATGATGCCTGCCACAATTTTGGTTGCTGTAATCGTCATTTTTTCTCCAATTGGTATGGAACGCCCCAGGTGTCCCCGATGGCGTTTTTGAATGACAGTTGGGCGTGCAACACTTTTTGGCTGTCTGGGTCACGGAAAATTTGCACCATCACAATTTGGTTTGTTTCCAATGCGGTGGTGAAAACCTCATATGTGTACGTTTTAGCGTCAGCCATAACTGTTTATCCCTCTGTCAGGTATATGAACACCCTACGGCGCGGGTGTGGCTGGGTCAAGCATTAGCGCTGGTGGGGTCTTATCGCCCATGAAATAGAACCAATGCCACGGTTCAGCGGGCATTACCTCTAATGACCAACCGTATTTTGGCGCGTTTTCACACAGCCATTTCCACAGGATCGGATCAGAGGTTTCAGCAATATCACAAGCCAAACCCAGATTGTGCCGTGATGATCCAGGTGCAGCCAATGGTGCGTTCCCTGGTTTCAAATAGTATTTGCGACCTTCCCACGTTCTAGTTGACGCGCCAGCGATTGGTTTCAATTGGTAGCGCTGAATGAAACCAGCCTTTTGTTGGGCTAATGATCGATAAGTATCGCCTGCGCTGATTGGTTTGAATTTTTTGATGCCTGACGCAAATGCGTCTTGACGCATAGCGCCCCAACTAGCGGCTGCTAAGTGATGCAGTTTTCCAAACGGTTTGATTTCGCGCAATATGCCAGCAGGCAATTCGCCTGGTTTGCAATGCACTAGATCCGCTGGCAATACCAGTTTTCTAATTAATGGAACGGTCATTGACCGCGGCCAAAGCCTGCGTCTTTTTTGTTGACCCAACGCATAATTGGTGGGATCAAAGCAGCAATAGCACCCTTTACATAATCCGTTGGATCTGTTGTTCCTGTCGAATATACGGCAACTAAAGCGCCAACTAATGACCGCGCATAACTAGCCAACATTGCTTTGTCAGTTGGTTTCATTGGTGGCCTTCAATGTGTCCGTCAATTTTTTGTTCTATTCGGCCCAGCGTTTGATGGACTTTTCCGTGGTCTTTTTTGTTGTCGCTGCCGATCTTGCCAATGAGCGCCACCAATACAAGGAAACAACCACCGATAACAGCAACCACAATTTCAATTGCCATGTCATGCAGGTGGGTTAGGAAACTTAATCAAACGTGGGTCATCGTTTGTTTCCGTCAAATCGCGCAATGCCTGACGATATTCCAGCCACGGTTGAATGTCCCATGGTGCATCAGCAATAACACGGAAGTCTGATTTCTTAAGTAGTGCGTCGCGCTTTAGGCGTAAACGTTCCCAAATCCATTCAACAGGGATTTCTTCCTCTGGGTTATCAAAGGGCGTTTGGTAGTTCCATGTGTTTGTCATGTCATGCCGCCCTGTAAGTAATGTTCCACGAAACTTTGTCACCCGTTGCAAACGTGAATGGCAAAGTTATGCCTGTAATCCAACTTTCAAGACGTACCGCTATTGGCGCGGCTTCTGGGTCATGCCAGTAAAAGAACATGTCTGTGTCGTTTTGTATGCGCGTATAACCTGAAACTTGAACACCTGTGCTTGCGTCAAAAAATGTGCACAGGCCATAAATTTGGTCATTACTGGCACTCACAGCGTTTACAGGCAAAGTCATTTCTAAAGATGTCGCTGTTACCGCGCTGGTTGAACCAAATGTCCAAGCGCCTTGGAAGTTGACCATTTTGCCTGGTGCGCTGTAATAAGTGTTCGCAAAGGTTCCGTTGCCAGGTGTCCAGCCGCTAACCGTTGGCGTGTAGGTTGTGTAGGTTGTTTGGACAAAGGCGAAACTGTCGTTGAGTTGTTGTGCCTCAAGAACATCTCCTGCGACGAATGTTGTTAGTGCCATAGTGTCTCCTATCCTAAGACATTGAGTTCATCAAGTGTGCCATATGTGGCGTTATCTAAAATCAATTCAAACACAATTGTGGTGGGTGCCGTTGACAACATAATGCTGTGGCCTGATGCCACGCTGATGGTGTGTTCAATGCCTTCCACGCTTAGTTCCTGGGCTAGTTCGCTGGTACCTGTACCGCTGGGGAATGTCTTTTCCACGGTGACGGTGTTGCCAATTTCGATACTGGCGACGGTGTCGCGCTGGGCGGTGGTTAACATCAGGAAATCGGTTTCTACGCTGGTATAGCGGGCCTCTGGTTCGCCGTTTAGCAGGTATTCGGCGGCGGTGTCAATGCTGGTTTGCTCATGTAGCAGGCTGTTGGTAATGCTGTCTGTTTGTATGAAATAGGTGGCAATTGACGTGGCATCGCTGGCAATAGCGGTGTTGCCGTTTAGGCCTGTGACCACGGTACGGTTCACTACCGCGTCCGCTTCGAATGATATGCCTACCCCGTTGTAAGGAATGTTCGTTCCATCGTCATGGAAATCTGCAACGCTGGCGGACAGCGTATTGCCCACACGCGGTTGAAAGGTCAGTTTGCCATCGGCGCTTATGAACAGGCGGCCAAATTCTGCGGTGCTATTGATCTGGCTGATGTATTGCAAAACGTTTGTCCCAGCGGGAACTGTGTATGCAGCGCTGTGTCCTAGTTCAACGGTGCCTGATGATATGTCACGGTCAGCCAACGGGAAATCAACCTCTGGCAAATCCAACACCGTTTCAATGCGCGCACCAGACAATTCTGCTGATGGGTTAAATTCGTCCAAATAGGTTTGGGCCAGCAAATAGAATTGATCTGAACAAAACACCGTCACGGTGTCAATGCCACCTAATGCAAAGTTGTAGTCATAATTGACCACATATCCTTTGAACAGGTATTGGGCCACGTTGCTAGTGTCGTATCGAATGAGGTTTACCTCACGCATTGGCGCTAGTCCAGGTTTGCTTTGCGCGGTGTCGTAATACGGGCTATCTGTATCAAATGGGTTGAACACTCCGCCAGCCAATGTGTCGTTCAATGTGAATGACATTGTGCCCGCACTAAATTGATCACCAATGTCGCGCCGTCCGCGCTTGACTTTAATACCAATGCACCCTGTCATAACGCTGACGAATTCGGTTGTACCGTCTAAAACGTAGTCGCTGTCAATGTAACTACTTGTAAGTCCCCATGTGGCGGTGCTGGTTGAAGCGTTGGCTGTGCCGTTCCAAGCCTGTTCGGTGAGGGTATAACCCGTGTACGGCTCTGCATAAGTACCGTCAAAATATGGCAACGATGTTGAGCCTGTTTCTATAAGAGCCGCGTCGCAATACACCTGATCGCCTATGGCCCCAGTATTTGCGTTTCCTAATCTAATTTCCAAAAAATTGGAATTTGCGTTAGTAAGCGTGCAGGTGCTGCTTGCCTGTGTCCATGTTGTTGGGTTTGTTATTGCGGTACCAGTAAGAAAACTTTCCACGGTTACGGTGCTTGTTGATGTTTGGTATGTGAAAAAAACAATTCGCCAGTTTCTTGTACCGACAAGATTTTTGAAATACGCTGACGCTGTAAAAGTTTGACCTTGCGCACATGGAATGCGATAGGTGGCATTGTTAAGAAATTCTGCGCCCCCGTTTAATCCCGACGTAGCGTTGCACGTCAACAACAATGAACCTGTGCCAATGTAAGCATCAGCAGTTGACGCTGCGACCGTGTAGTTGATGTTTGTGTTTGTCCAACCCGTAATGCCAGTTTCAAAATTTGGGTTAATGACAAGGTTGGTGCGTGTGGTCGTGGTTGTGTAACCAACTAAAATGCCTTTTACAAGGTCATCTAGAATAAAGGCGTCAAGTTTAAAACCTGTGGCGATCTTTAGGTCATAATTTCCGCTGTCAATTACTGCAACGCCTGGCATCACGCCACCTGAATGTTTGCTGGGCCAGCGCTGCGGTTGTAGGCGCGTATTGCGTTGACGACAGCCTGCCCAATTTCGGCGCTAGTTGCCAAACCGCCTGTGACGTTCACAGTTACGCCGCCACCCATGCCACCCATTTTTGACAATGGGACTACGGCCTCTGGGCCTGCCTCACCAATCATTGCAAGCGTTGGGCCTGTAACAATTCCACCTTCCGCCAACATAGGAATGTTCGGAACGCTGAAACCTTTACCGCCTAACCCTGGCACCCAACCAGGAAATTCAAATGACAGTTTGCCAATGGTGTTGTTCCACAGTTTTGCAATGCCGTTGAATATGGATTTGTAAACGCCCATCACAAATTCAAAATATCCTTTGATGGCATCAAAACTGAATTTCACGCCAGTTGTTATTGCTTTGAAAACTGTGTCAACGATTTTGCGGACACCATCAAATTTGAAATACAGCGCGGCCAAAATGGCGATCAGAGCAACTACCGCCAGCACCACCAGCGTGATTGGGTTGGCTAATAGTAGGGCGTTCCAAACTGCCGTCAGCGCGTTTGTAATGACCTGTACGGCGTTGTAAACCTTTAGGGCTACGTTGATAGCCACAATGGCTGCCGCAAGGCCACCAATGACCCCAGCGATAACCAGAAACGTGGTGGTGTTTTCCTGTGCCCATGCACCCAACGCGGTCAGCAACGGCAACGCCTTTTCAATCACAGGGATCAATGCCGCGCCAATGTTTTCTTTTGCTTCGGCAATTGCTATTCCAAACCGTTTCATCTGGCCTTCGGCGGTTCCTGCCGCTTCGGCTGTCGCGCCACCAAACGTTCCGCCCAGCACGTCCATCACGGTGTTTAGGTCTGCACCCTCTTTGATCAGCGCGGCCATTTCTGGTGAAAGCGCTTTCAGGCCTTTCATGTTTCCGCCATAGGCTTTTGCTAGCGCGTCTGAAACTGTTGCTAAATCTTTTCCTGTGGCTGTGGAAATGTCCATTGCCAGGCTCAAACCCTCTTGGGCTTTTTCAATGTCTTTTGTTCCGCGTACCAGGTTCGCTAGGGCAGGCCTCAAATCATCGTCCGCAATTCCGCTAGCCAACGAAAATTTGCTGATCATTTTTTCCGTTGCAGAAATTTGTGCATCAGTAGCGCTGGCAGAAATGTTTAGTGTTCGCGCCAATTCGACTTGTGCGGCTTCATCTTCCATTGCCGCTTTCGTTGCACCAACCAACGCATAGCCCAACGCGCCAACAGCAGCGGCGGCAGGCAGGGCGGTTTTTTTGATAGCAAACCCTGCTTTAGCGCCAACACCTTCAAGGCTTTGAAATTCCTTTACGGCCTTATCTAAACCCTTGCTGTCGAATTCGCTAATGATCGGAATTTTGATTGCCATTACATCACCAGGTTTCTATTGACAGCGTCCATTACGCGACCAACCAATTCAACCATGTTTTGTTCCACAGCGCCCGCATTGCGGTCATATGCAGGCCACATGACGCGCGAAGGCAAACCAAACTGCAACGTCAGGGCGGAAATGAAATTGGCACCCTGGGCATTAGATCCACCTTTTTTGCCTGCCATGTCAATGATGGCGGCGGCAGGATCTTTTTGAATGATGCTGATAATGCTGGAATTGCGTTTGCTCACATCTACTTTGACACCAACACCGCGCTGGGCTTTTTGTTGGCTGTACGGGAATTTTTGGTTTCCGCGCTGTGTCCATGAGCGTTCCATACCAGACAGCAGGCGCGGTGGGTAACTGGCCTTTGCATCGTCAATGGCAGGTTTGGCAACGTCTTTTGCCTCTTTGTTTATCCTCTTGCGTAGTTCGGGGTCAACATTGCGCAATTCTTTCAACGCCTCTTTCAACCCGTAAACCTCAATCTGTGCCGTGGCGCTCATCGTTTTCCCTTGTTTTGCTTATTCAACACAGTAATGACTGTTTGCAAATCTTGGGTGTCAAATTCGATGTGTGGCGGCCACCAGCCGACAGCCACAAGTACTTCGGCTAGTTGGCGGCGGTAGGTGCCGCGTCCGTAGGGTTTGGGTTTGTTTGATCCACCGCTTCAATGTCCATGTCTGGGTTTTGTTTCAACCATTCAGACCATGTGGCTGGCATAGTTTCGCCCGCCAGTTTGTACAGATGAAACGCCCAGCAAACCATGTCATTGACGCCGATACCGCGTCCGTCTGACACTTTGCGGTTTTCTGATTTTTCCCATTCGCTGATCACCAACAGGTTTGTGGTTACATCGCGCGGTGGTGTGTTTTCGTTCAGGGTGATGCGTAGTTTGATTTTCATTTCAATCCTTCCGTCTGGTTTAGTTTATTGAAATTTAGGCTGTCACGTCAACGCTGTAAACGCCACCTGTGAACGTCAAATCAACTGTTGCCAATTCGCCCAAAGATGAATTGATAACTGGCAGGCTTTCCAAATAGGTGTTTGTCAAAACAAACCCTGGGTTGGTAGCGCTGTCACCTGAACCGTATGCAGGATTTACCTGTACGGTGCATTTTGTGCCCACTAAATCTTTGAGGCTGGCATAAGTTTCTGCTGCCGCATATGACATGAACAATGTGACGGTCAATTCGTTGTTCTCTAGTCCGCCTGTGTAGGTGCGTGATCCTGTTCCAAATGCGGTGTCCTCTAGCGCTTCGACTGTGCGCGTCAACGTTGCAGATGTTGCCTGATCAGTTAGATCAACTAGGGATCCAATGGCTGCGCCAATTTGGACTTTTGGATTGCTCAACTGGGTGCTGGTTGCCATGTGGTTTCTACTCCTTAGGTTTGGTTTTTACTTTAGATGGTTTTGCTGGCTTGTCGGTGGATTGTCTAATGAACCCACCAGCCAACAGGTGATCCACGTTGCTATCACCTGGGTCAAATTCGTCACCTGGCGTTCCTAGACGTGGGGAAATGATCACATATTTCATGCTGTTTGCGCCTGTTGCATAACGGTCAATTCGTAGCAGGGCAACATCACACCACCAACGTCAAGGGTGGTTGGACGGCCAGCGGTAACAGATCCAACGCCTGCCAGCACTAACGCGCTTAGGTTCAACAAATTTCGCATTGCGTCAAGGTTTGCTGGCCCCATTGAAATGATCTGTACTGGCCAATTGATTTTGACAATGTTGTAGTTCCATGCTTCGAATGAGCAGGCACCAATGAACGCGCATGGTGGAACCATGTTTCGGGGATCTGTGACTACTTGCAAACCTGTGATGGTTTCCAATTTGGTTTTCAGATCGTCCAGCGCCTCATTGAACAGGTCTGTGTATGCAACGGGCATCAGGCCACCTGCGGGCGTTGAATACCTAGCAACTGTTTGATGATTGGGGACAGGCCTGTGGTTGGTGCGGTGCCCATTTCGCTGAATGATGCGAACACATCAATTGATCCGCGTTGACGGTATAGCGCGCCACCATATTGGATTGTTCCCAGCGTCACGTCACCTGATGGGCTGGTAGTCAAACTATCGATGTATCCGCTTTCTAATCTTTTGCGGTAACAATAAGCGTTTGCAGCGCTGGCGCATTGCGTCAAAAATGTGGTATCTGCTGCGGTAGCGGTTCCGATACCTAGCCAATCCTCAATGTTTCCAGCGGTGATCCAGGTGCAAACAGGGTTGTAAACAATGGTTCCTGACGCTGCAACGCGCATAACATCGGCTGCCGTTTTCGCAAACAACACCTGATTTTCAATTGGTACCTGGTAATCAAACAACAGATCGCCTTCGGTGTCCACACCCATGAACAGATATTGGGGCAACGCATAAACGGAATAGGTACCGTTGAACGTTGCATCAACACCTGCCACGGTGATGGACTGGCCAACTGCAATTTCATTTGGGGTGAGTAATTGCAGGACTGCGTAGTTGTCAACCAGATATTTGTTGGTGACTGTATATGTTGCCATGAGCGGTTAGCCCGCTTTCAACTAAGCCTGGGTGATCTTGCGGATCATTCCACCAATTGCTGCGAAGGTTGAAACATAGCCGTGGAATGACATATTGCGTCCCAAAACTGAAGGCTGTTCAACGCTCATTAGGCCACGAATACTTTCATAGAATTCAAAAGCATCGCCAGCACCTTGACCAACGCGGGTGATGATCATGGTCTTGGCAGCGAAGTTGCTGTCAACTACCAACTGCAAGCCCAATGGGTTGCCGTTCCATGATGATGCGCTTGCGTTTCCAAGTGCGTTTTGGCCCGTTAGGCCTGCACCGATGAATGGGAACACAGGGCGGCCTGTGGTGTCTGCTAACTGTCCAAGTTGACCCCATACGTCTGGGCTGACGAACATGTGGGTTGGTGTCCAGTTGCGGTTTGTTGAAATGTCAACTGCGCTGTCATAAACAGATTTGAGCAAGTCTGCAACTGTTCCGTCCCACACACCAGATGAGTTTGCTGCGGTCAAAAGATTGTCCGCTGCCAGGTTGTCTGATGCAATCATGTATTCGCCCATGAGGTCATTCAAGATCAATTGCATTGCTGCAGGTGAAGTGAAGTCAATGTCCTGAACAGACAGCGTTACTTGACCAGCAAGTGTGGTCTTGCTGATTGAGTTAGATGCGATCACCATCGTTGTTGCTGATGCTGAACCCAATTCTGATTGTGATGCAACGCTGGTGTGCGTGGTGATGGTTGGACGAATAAAGGTCTTTGATTGTCCGCTATCTGGGTAAGCGCGGGCGCCTACTGCATCAACTACTGGACGCAAGAAGTTCAAGTCTTGAACCAATGGCCCAAGTACTGGAACAGGTAGCAAACCTGGTGTGTCCGTGGTGAGAACATCACCAGCGGCTGCTTGTAGTGCGGTTCGCTTTGATGCGGTGTATTCCGAAACTGCTTTGTTGATGTTTGCGAATGTGTCACCACCGATGTGGTAGGCGGCCATGTATTCGCCTGCTGTTGGCAATGCAAATTCTTTTTTGGCTTGTGCGAAAATTGGCGCGGTTGGGATTGTTGCTTCAACTGCTGGTGCTACTGCTTCGGACATGTCTGTTTCCTTTTCAATTGGTTCCTGTGTTTCAGTATTGCTGATTTCCTCTGGCTCTTGGTGGATACTTGCAGCCACTTTTGCAATGTTAGCCATATCACCAAATGCGCCGATTGGAACCAGGCTTAGTTCCTGCCATTCGGCTGCTTCGATGATCATGGTTCCTGCCTCATCGTAGGAAAACTTGGTTGGGTTTATTCCCACGCTGACTTGGTCAATTGTGCCGTCCTGTGCCATGATCAAAAAATCGTTGCCCATTGATGTGGCGCTGATCTTGGCACTAAACATCATTCCCTGTTCGGTGTCCACGCGCTCTGTGACAACACCAATTGGCATGTCTGCCCTGTGGTATCCAAAAAGACGGGGTGCCTTGCCTTCAACAGGTAGGGATCCTGGGCGAAAAATAACGGCGGTGCCATCGCTCACTACTGCTGGAACGTTGTATGGAACAGCCGTTCCGCTGATGGTTCGGCGCGGGGTTTCGCCTGCTGCTGCGTCAACTGTAAATTCGCCTGCAATTAGTTTGATCATCGGTTCGCTAACTCCTCTTGTGTGTTTTCCTCAATAACGGTTTCTGTGCTGTCCATTTTGTCTGCCATAAAGTTTTCCTCTAGGTATTCATCAGCATCAAATTCAACGTATGTTCCGCGCGGTAAAACATTATCCATTGACAGCGCGCCAGCAATGGCATCTGCATATAGTTTCACGCCGAACAGGTACAGGTCAGCGCGGGCCTGTTGGCTTGACTGGTATGAGTACGCGCCAGTAGCAACGCCAACAAGGTATGGCGGGGTGTTGGCCAATCTGGAACATTCAAGACTTTGATATTGGCTGGCTTCGATCAACAGCATTTTGTCAGGTGTTGCAGCGGTTTCTGTGTAGGTCAAATACTGGTTCAACGCGGCGGTTTGGTTTGTCGCGCGCGCTGCATTGAATTGTGCTGCAAGATCAGAAAGTTCCTGGGCGCTTAGTGGTTCGCTGTTTTCTGTTTGGCGCAATATGCCAGCAGGAATTGATGATGATGCGTTACGGTTTCGCGCTGCTTCCAATTTCAACGCGGTATCAATTGCACCTGGGGCTGAATAAATCAAACCCTGGGCTGGTGATAAGAATTGCACAAGGTTTGCTGGGTCTAATTCTCCGCCTTGAAAATACACTTGCGATGATGGCGCAAACCAAACAGGGCCAGCCATGTCTGTGGTGGTGATTGAT